ACTTTACGGCATGGAAAAAAAATTTTCATCGCCTTTTGAGCGCGCGACAATAGAGACTTCCGACGACTTGCCGAAGGCGTATACGGATAACGTGATCACGCCACGCAAGCGCAGGATGATTGATGGATATGTGCGGACGGGAACGTTCGAGGGCGCAGCAGCGGCGAGCGGGTATACCGTTGCGACGTGTAAGAAGCTCATTAAGAAGGATGCGCAAGCCAGGCGTGAGATAACAAAGCTAGTCGAGCAGGCGTCTGTCGTGTCGGCAATCTCGCTTGAACGTGTGCTTCAAGAATATGGACGCCTCGCTTTTTCCGACTCGAAAAAAATACTAGAGGTTTTGGCTAGCGCACACGGCGATAGTCAACGCACGCTGGATTTACTCAAACAGCTGCCGAGCGACGACACGGCAGCAATCAGCGAGATTAACGTCGCCGCGAATGGCGCGGTGCGCGTTAAGATGTTCGACAAGAAAGGTGCGCTTACTGATCTTGGTCGGATGTGGTCGATGTTCAACGACACGTTAACTATCGACGACAACACGGGGTTCGGGGCACGTCTCGAACGCGCAATAGAGAAGATGGAAAAAGGAAAAGAAGAATGAGACCAATTCATGTAGCATGGGGTTTAGTGGGTTTGACCGTTTTAATTGTCGTAGTGCGAATTGCATGTGACATCTAAACGGACGTAATTTTACAAAACTATGTAACGCGGGTTCAGCACCCGCGTTGCAAACAAATTTTTGAGTATGAACAAACAAACGTTAAATTCAAAGCAACTTGACCAACTTGCCGATATTGCCACCAATTGTCGCTATGATCCCTTAAAATGGGCCAATGTGGCTTGGAACTGGGGGCACGGCGATCTCACCAACAAAAAAATTCGAAATTGGCAAGCCGAAGTGATGGCTGAGATAGGACGTCACATTCAAGATCCAACTAAACGACATACCCCTTTACGCATTGCAATCGCATCTGGCCACGGCATTGGCAAGTCCGCGTGCATAGGCATGATCAGCAATTGGGCAATGTCGTGCTGGCGAGGCGCGCGCGTATTAGCGACGGCAAATACAGAAGATCAAATTCGCACTAAGACAAGCCCTGAGGTAGCAACATGGTTTCGCCGCTCGATCAGCGCGTTGCTTTTTTCAATCGACACAATGTCGATTAAATCTCGAGAACAATTAGAACTGTCATGGGTAATGGATTTTGTGTCGTGGTCCGAACATAACACAGAAGCTTTTGCGGGCTTACACGCCGAAGGTCGAATCATTTTGCTTATAATGGATGAAGCGTCTGCAATATCTTCAAAAGTTTGGGAAGTGGCAGAAGGCGCGCTGACTGATGCAAACACTGTAAAAATTTGGTTAGCGTTTGGAAACCCGACAAGAAACGTAGGTCGATTCAGAGAATGTTTTCGAAAAAATCGAAAATACTGGGTTACCAAACAGATTGATAGCCGTGATGTTGAAGATACAGACAAAGATTATTTAAATCAATTAATTGAACAATATGGCGAAGATAGTGACATTGCAAAAAAACGTGTACGTGGAATTTTTCCGTCGGCAGCTAATCGCCAATTAATCCCCACGCACCTGGTCGATCAAGCTTTTGGTCGTCACCTTCAACAAAGCTCATACGACTTCGCACCTGTTATTCTGGCGTGCGACCCCGCTTGGACGGGCGACGACGAATTAGTTATCGGATTGCGGCAAGGACTAAAATTCGAAATTCTTGAAAAGTTAGCTAAAAATAACAATGACATAGGTATTGCCAACAAATTGGCGTGGTACGAGGAAAAACACAAAGCGGATGCGGTTTTTATTGACTTCGGATATGGAACAGGGATTAAGTCTGCGGGCGATACGATGGGCCGAAATTGGCAGTTAGTCAATTTTTCTGAAAAAGCGCCAACCGCAGGATATGCCAACATGCGCGCGTTCATGTGGCACGCTATCGCGACATGGCTTGAAGAGGGCGGCGCAATCCCGCCAGACGATGTTTTGTACCAAGATTTAATTGGCGTTGAAACAAAACCGACCTTAAACGGCGTAATTCAACTAATAAGTAAAGAAGATATGAAAAAATTAGGGCTTCCGTCGCCTAACAGCGGCGATGCTTTAGCGCTAACTTTTGCACGTCCTGTAATTAAAAAAAATTTTCAAGGCGTATTTACAATTCCGCAAATAAGTTATATTAACGCCGCCGGAAACTATAACCCTTTTAAGGAAAATTAAACAATGTGCACAGCGTCACTTTTCAGCCCGCCAAAACCTTCTTACATGCCGCCCCCTTCTCGCGTAGCTACTGCGCCGGCACCAACGCCGCAACAAAAACGGGCCGCTAAAAAAAGAAGCGCGCAAAATAGCGCGACAATGGAATATGCTAAACGGCGCGCGGCAGAAACAAGTGGTGGAACGGGAAGGCCAACAATATTGTCTGGGCTGAGAGGTGATACAGCGCCAATCCTATACACACGGGCGCGCAATCGTCAAAGATACTAAGCATGGAACAACAAAAAATAGAAAGATTCAACGCTATCGGAGAATCTTTGAAAGAACTTAGACGACCCCATGATGGACATTTTAAAAGATTGGCAGAAAATTTTTTGCCTCAACGTGCTCGATTTTTAAAATCAAAAAACGACAAATCAAGAGAAAGCGAAAACGATAAGATAATTAACCCCAGCCCCAGTTTTGCGTTGAGAACAATGCAAAGCGGGATGCACGCTGGTATTACTTCACCTGCCCGCCCGTGGTTCAAGTTAGCCCCGCATGATCCGGATTTGGAAAACAACGTTCTAGTAAAGGAGCATTTTGAAAGCGCCGAGCGCGAGATGAAAAAATTATTGTCTCGATCAGGTTTGTATTCGGTCTTGCATACACTGTGGGGCGATCTTGGATTGTACGGGCATGACTGCGCGATAATTGAAGATGATTTTAAAATAGGACTATACGGGCAAGCCCTGGTTCCGGGGGAATATTGGATTGCGGCAAATAGTAGAGGGATGGTTGACACCCTTTATCGCGAAATAAGCATGACGATAAAACAAATAGTTAATAAATTTGTCTATAAAAATGATCCTACAAGTAAGCCCGATTGGTCCGTTGTTTCTGGCGGGGTAAAAAATCTTTGGGACCAAGATAAAATCTCAGAAAAAATATTCGTTCGGCATTTAATTATGCCGCGAGTAGATAGAGATTCTAGGCGTTTAGACGCAAAGAACAAACCAATCATGTCGGTATATTGGGAGGAAGAAAGATCCGATAAACTGTTAGGCGATTTTGGTTATGACATAAATCCCGTATTAGCTTCTCGGTGGGATGTTCACGGAACAGATACTTACGGAACTTCCCCCGCAATGATGACTTTGCCGGCCGCTAAATCTTTACAACTTAAAGCGCGGGATTTTGCCGAAGCGATGAAACGGTTTAATCGACCACCGGTTAATGCACCGATTGAATTAAGAAATTCGGGATTTAGCTTAATGCCTGAGGCGGTTAACTTTATGGCCGATCCGACGCGCGGGGCAGTTCCAGCGTTTCAAGTTAACGTTCCTGTAGAACAATTAGCAAACGATATTATGCAAACGGAGCAAAAAATCAATGAAGGGATGTATGCAAACCTATTCATGATGATTGCAAACCTTGATCGACGTCAAATAACTGCAAGAGAGATTGATGAACGAAGCGACGAGAAATTGTTAGGATTGGGCCCGGTTTTAGAACGCCAACAACGTGAAAAGCTTAGACCTTTGCTAAATCGTGTATATCAACGGGTAATTGACCTCGGCTACGTAAAGCCTTTGCCAGAAGAATTTGACAACTTACCGACAGACATTGACTACATATCAACACTAGCACAGGCAATGAAAGCGGTAGCGACAGGGAGCATCGAGCGTTTATTTGGGTTCGCAGGTAACCTTGCCGCGGTTGATCCAAACGTAATGGACAACATTGACACGGATATAGCAGTTAAAAAATACGCTGATATGATTGGCGTTCCTGACAGTATTTTACGTCCAACGGATGAAATAGGAGAACTTCGTCAACAAAGAGCTCAACAAGCTCAACAAGCCGAAGCGTTAGAACAAGCAAAGCAAATGACAGATACCGTAGGGGTTGGCGCACAAGCTGCAAAAGTTCTTTCTGAAGCAAATAATCCACGAAGCGGTGGCGGAAATCGCGATATTTTAGCAGATATTGGATTAGGTTAGTTTCATGTCTCGAGCAGATAATACACGAGAAAAGATAATTAAAAGAGAAAATATGGCGGTTTTAGCGCACGAGCCGTCTATGCGGTTCATAGCTAGGCTATTGGATGAAATTAATTTTTTTGGAGAAATCGCTTTTACCAGCCCCGAAGAATTGCAAAAAAAAGTTGGAATGCGAAGTACTTGCCATAGTATTATTCGCCAGCTAGAGAGGGCAGATTCCAGAGCGCTTTTAGCGATCTTGCAAATAGTTTACAACGAGCGGCAAAATAATACTTTACAACTGGAGACAAACGATGATAGCTGAAGATCAAGGCGACGGCAATACGTCTGGTGATGCAGATTCGAATCATACCACCGAGACAGCTTTGAGTGATCGTAAACCGGCTGAGAACGCCGATGAAACGCAAGTCACGTCAAACACCGATGCTGTAATTAGCAGTTCTGAAGAAAACAAAACAGAAAACGATCCGACGGACAAGGTTCCGGAGGATGGCGTTTATGATTTTGGGGACTTCGATGAAGGTATCGAATTAACAGACGAACGCCGCGAAAGTTGGTCTAAAAAATTCCAAGAGGTAAACCTAACGCAAGGGCAAGTTGCTCAATTAGTTAAAATGCGCCAAGAAGAGGCAAAAGCCGAGTACGAGGCGCAGATAAGAGAGGTTGAGCAAAGAGAAATTGATCATCTTAACGCCGCAAAAAACGATAAAGAAATCGGCGGCGATAAATGGGATGAAACAGTTGATCTTGCTAAACGTGGCGTGAAAGCGCTTGGTGGAAATGCAATCTTGGAGTTAATTGAAAGTACTGGAAATGGCAATAACCCTGAAATGCTCAGAGAATTGCGGCGTATTGGGCTAATGGTTAATAATGATACCTTTGAAAATGGAGCGGCTAATGAAAGTCGTTTACCAGTAGAACAACGCTGGTATAGTCAACAAAACACTAACTAAGGTTAACTAACATGGCTACAATTAATAATTCGTATTTGGGTTTGGTGGATCTTCGTCGACAACAAAATCCAGACGACAAGGTTGCTGATATCCTTGAAATCCTAGCCCAACAGAATCGGATGCTTGAACATGGCCCGGCCGTTGAATGTAATTCGGGGATGGAGCATTACACGACTGTTCGTTCGGGTTTGCCAACACCAACTTGGACAAAACTTTACCAAGGGGTTCAACCGGATAAAGGCACTACTGTTCAGGTGAAAGAAGGAACAGGAATGCTCGAAAGTTGGTCCGAGATTGATAAGCGGCTAGTTGATTTGGCAGGAGATGGATCAGCGAAATTTCGTTTTAGTCAAGCGACAGCGCATATTCAGTCAATGGCTCAAGCAGTTGCTCAGACAGTTATTTATGGTGATACCGCGACCGACGCAGAAAAGTTTCTAGGGCTGGCACCACGATATAATTCGCTAACCGCGGCAAACGGCCATCAGATTATCGACGCAGGCGGTACCGGCTCTGATAATACGTCAATCTGGTTTATCGGCTGGGGAGAGATGGGAACGCACTTTTTGTATCCGAAGGGCACGCAAGCAGGAATTCAACGAGAAGACCTAGGAGTTGAAACAAAAAATGACCCCGCAAGAGGTGGCTTGTATCGAGTAGTACGGGAAAAATTCTGTATGCATGTAGGACTTTCCGTACGCGATTGGCGTGTTAATGCGCGCATTGCAAACATTGATGTTTCAAATTTAAATAACGATGCTAGCGGATCTAGCGCAAATTTGATCGACAAAATGATTGATGCGTATTGGGCGCTGGAGAATCCTAATCGCACAAGCACAAAAACAGTTATCTATTGCAGCAGGAAAATTGCGCAATTTCTTCACAAGCAAGCAATGCACGCAAACGATAATATGACTTTAAGGCTTGACGAGGTAGACGGAAAGCCCATTACAAAGTTTCTTGGTTACGAGATTCACCAAGATGATGCAATTCTTGAAACTGAAGCCCGTGTGGTTTAAAAGGAGTTAATCTTATGCTTTTCGATAACGAGGCGTTGTTTTCTGACAAGCAAGCAATTACAGCGGACGCAGCGTCGACTAACGTAATTGACCTTGGCACGCCGGGTACGCCGAAACATGCAGCAGGACCAATTACGCAAGATATTGGTTTTGGTAGGCCAATTCCGATTCGTATTCAGGTAACTGAGACGTTTAACAACCTCACAAGTTTAACAGTTAAAATTCAAGTTGACAGCGACGAAAATTTTGGCTCGCCAACAGACGTCGTTGAAACTGTGGTACCGTTAGTCAATTTGGTAGCTGGGCACGTTATTCCAGTCTCGTTTGTGCCTCGTGGTGTTAATGAGCGATATGTTCGCTTGTATTACGACGTGACAGGAACGGCTTCGTCAACCGGAAAGATTATGGCGGGTCTAGTAGTCGGTAATGAATCTTGGGCGGCGTAATGAGAGTTAGAGCAAAAACGTTAGGGCATTACGACACTCTCAGACATCCCGGAGAAATCTTTTTTATAAAAGGTAAAGAAGATATGGGTTCTTGGATGGAAGTTGTTGGTGATGAAGAAACGAGCGTAAACGAAATTAAGGAAAACGGCAAAATGTCTCTTGAGCAAATTGCTCAAGAGACAGCGCAAGCTTACGGCCCGGGAATTTACCGAGCAAAACAAGATTCAGATTTGCTTCAAGCTAATTCAAGTGAAGAAGTTCAAGAAACGCCTAAACGGCGTAAAAGGGGACGCCCGCGTTCTTCAAACTAGGTTTTTAAAATGGTAATTGAAGACGTATGTAATATGGCGCTAAGTCATATTGGAAAACCAAACATAACTAGCGTTAATGAAAATAGCGTCGAAGCCATTAACTGTAAAAACCAATACAATAGATCAAGGATACTATCCCTATCCTACAGCCCTTGGACTTTTGCTACAAAAACGGCGTATTTAGCGCAAGTTAACGAAAACCCCCATTCGGATGTGTGGGAATTTGCTTATGACATTCCTAACGATTCGTTAAATTGCCATATGCGCGTTTTAGAAGAATCTCAATCACCGTTAGAAAAAAATTTACCGCATGATATACATTTAGAAAGTGGAAAACTGTATTCTAATATTGTTAATGTAAGATTGTTCTATGTCTTTGATCAGACAGATATAAATTCATGGCCTATGTATTTTACAAACGCAGTCTCGTATAATCTTGCATATCAGATTGCCCCTAACTTGCTTCGTAGTAAAAGAGACATTAAAGATGTTTATGAAACGTATAGAGGCGCAATTGACAAAGCGGTTGAGCTAGACGCGGCTAGTGTTACAAGTACGTATGCTTGGACCGCTGGAGGATATCTTAGCACGCAAAGTGTTTTGCCGGCGCGGCGGCAAGCGGACGGGTCGACGATATGGAGATGACAAAAAGTGCGCGTAACGCAGACTACGTTCGGGACTTGGATTAACTTGCGGTTAAGGGGCTCTGTGGCTATATACGGATCAAAGGATTGGGCATTTCCCGGTCGACAAAGGGGTCCTGGAGCTTCCGGGGCCCCTTTGTTTTTCCTCGCCTGACAAGCGGTTCGGCTGGTCAAGGCAACGATATAGGGATGACAAGACGTGCGCGTAACGCAGACTACGTTCGGAGCCGGCATTTTGTCCGAAGGGATGTATGCGCGCGATGACGTTGAAAAATTCCGGCAAGGGCT